TACTTCTGCTCGTAAAAGCTATGGAAAAGCCGCTCCGTATTTTGTGCTGTCGTGAGATTCAGAACTCTATTGCAGATTCGGTGCATAAACTTATGGCCGACCTTATTAGCGAGAACAAGTTTGGCGGCTGGACGGTTACGGAAAATGCCATAAAACACTGCAACGGCTCGGAGATTATATTTAAGGGTGTTCACAATAACGCCCAGAGCATCAAGTCCACAGAGGGTATAGATATATGCTTTGTAGAGGAAGCGCAGAGCATATCGCAAGAATCTATCGACATTTTAATACCGACTGTCCGTAAAGCTGGCTCGTTCTTTGTATGGTGTTGGAATCCGCTTACAGAGAACGACCCAGTATGGACTACGATAGCTAGAAACCCAGACGAGCGAACTTATGTGCGTAAGGTTAATTCTACGGATATAGAGCAACTACTATCGCCAGAGATTATTCACGAGCGAGAGAAGATGCGCCGAGATAATCCAGATATGTTTGCGCACGTCTGGCTAGGACAACCGCTAACAAGCAAAACAGGCTCTGTATTCGGCAATCAGCTCGCAAGGGCAGAGATGGACGGCCGCATCGGCAATGTGCCTTATGATGCAAGCGCCGGAACGTACGCTGTATTCGACTTAGGTATTAGCGACTCAACGGCTATATGGTGGTTTCAGATGATTGGCCGAGAAATACACCTTATTGACTACTACGAGAACTCTGGCGAAGAATTAGGCCACTATATATCCATGCTCCATAACAAGGGCTACAACTATACGACAATCTACCTGCCGCACGATGCCAAACAGAGAGAGCTGCAAACTGGAAAGACTCGTGTAGAGTTTTTCGAGGATAACGGCTTCCATAATATCGAGGTATTGCGCCCTACAAACTTCAATCTAGGCGATGACGATATTAACCTTATCGCACGTCCAGCCTTTAGCCGTGTCTGGATTGATCGGGAAAAGTGCCAGCGTGGGCTAGAGTGCCTAAGAGCCTACCACTACGAGTATGACGAGAAAAATAAACTGCTAAAGAGCAAGCCCGAGCATGACTGGAGCAGCCACGCAAGTAGCGCCTTTATCTATGCCATGATGGCCGCTACAGAGTGCAGCGAAGAAGCGCAGCAAATAAATATAAAGTTCAAAACCTACGTGCCTAAAGCGTTCCGTCCGAAGTCTAGCAGTAGCAGCGGCAATTGGTGGTAGTTTTTGCGAATGTGGTACAATATGGGTAATGGCGATGTGTCGATAGACATAATGGCAAAGAAAGCCGCAAAATCTAGCGATGCAAAAAAAGACAATCCAGTTTTAAGCAGATTCCTCAAGTATTTTACTGACTCCTGGACTTATGCGCAGCAGAACTACCACCAAACGTGGGAGCGCAACTGGAAACTCTATAGAAATATTAGAACGGAGAAAAACCACCCTGGCACTATTGAGTGTTTCGTGCCGATGGTAAACAGCACAGTAAACACGATCGTAGCTAGTCTGTTCAACTCCAACCCAACCGTAAAATATATCCCTAACCGTGCCGACCAGAACGAAGAAACGGATATATTAAACGATGTTTATCAAGACTTCGCTCGCCGTGATGGCTGGGCGCTAAAGAATAAGATTAACGGCCGCCAGGGCGTAATTACTGGCAATTATTTTGCATACTACGAATGGCAGCCGGACGATAACGGCGGATTCGTGCATAAAGAGATTATCCCTATTCGTGATGCAATCCTCGACCCTAATGCGCACAATATTGCCGATGCAAAATACGTTGGCCGCAGATTCTTTACTAGCAAAAAAGCGCTAGAAGATACTCTCATTTACAACCCAGAAACTGGTAAAATGGAGAAAAGGTATAAAGACCTCGAAAATGTATCGGAAAATGCTTCAGACGGCGGACTAGATGCGCAGAGCGACAAGGCCATTAAAGACACGGCACTCGGCTCTGTATCGCCAGACAAGGGCGCACAAGTCGAGGTTATCGAAATCTGGACTCATGAAGAAGTTTGCGTTATTGCCAACAGACTAACAGTTATCGAGCATCGAGAAAACCCATATTATGCGCTCAATAAGAGCAAGTTCGAGCAGCGCAAGCTCGAATGGGATTTGCAGCGCCTACAGACCCTACAACAGACCGCCGGCGCTAAAGATATTGGCGAGTTCCAAGAGGAGTTCAACAAGAAGAACGCAGGCCTTATTCCATTTGCACACGGCTGCGACTATCCAGACGTTTCTCTTATCTATGGCTCTAGCGATGTAGATATTATCGCTGACGAGCAAGAGCTGCTAAATACACTCACGGAGCTTAACGTAGAGGCCGTGCTTTACCAGCTATTCCCAGAGCGCCGTATTGATCCAAAGTTTGCAGGAAAGTTGGACAATCTCGACCCATTCCCAGGCAAGGTTTATCCACTACCAGTTGGCGCAATGGACTGGAACAACCCACCAGCAATCCCAACTAACGCATTTGCAGAGCGCAACAACCTTAAAGGCGAAATACGAGAGGCCGCAAGCGTATCAGAGATTAGCAAGGGCATTACAGCCACCGACAGCACGACAGCGACCGAAATCAAGGCTATGCTCGGCCAGGCAGATATTCGCATTAGGGAGAAAGCCGACAACCTCGCACAAGGTTTCTTTATGCAAGAGGCTACAATCGTCTTTAAACTTCTAAAACTCTACGCAGACGAGCAGTATATGATTCGCAAAGTTGGCGAAGATGGTATTAAGTTCGAGAATGTAGAGATGTCTAAGTTTATCGGAGATTATACCCCGATGGTAACGCTAGACGTACAGGCACAACTCGAAAAGAGCGAGAAACAAGAGGCCTACACGAACGCTTATCAGATGATTATTGCAGACCCAACCAACAATCTGACCGAAGCGAAGCGAATCATGTATCCGAAGATGATGCCAGACCTCTCTCAAGAAGAAATCCAGGCGATTATCACCCCACAACAGCCACAAGGCTTACCAGCACCTCAGCCAACCCCAGAAATGCAGAATATGGCCGCACAAGACATGATGAGCGCAGACATAATGCAACAGGAGCAATTAAATGCAGAACCAGCTCTCTAAAGAGGAGCAGAAGATTATAAACCGCTGGCTACGTACCGATACAGGCGCAAAGCTACTACAAGCCATTAAAGAGTTCGAGCAAGCGCACTTAGATTGCGCAAAGCTCGGACTACAAGGCAAAGGCAACGACTATATCGCAAACAAGGTAGCAGCGGCCGAAGCAGTAGAACAAATATACCTATGGCTTAAACCACCAGAAAACGAGCCGGACGGCGAAGAACAGTAAAACAAACCACGACCAAGCACTTTAACAACAGGACTAAGCATAATGAGCCAACAAATCGGCACTACAAAGTAAATATTACTTAAAAATCCAGCAAATAGGGCTGGCGCATCGCCAAATGTGGTAGTGCCGAGCTGTTGGTAGGGGCAACCTTACCAAAGCAACCAATAAATAATTTTAGGAGAGTTCATGGACGAACAAACTGGAACTGAGGACGCTCTTTTTGAAGCCTCGGACATGGAATCGGTAGCTAACGATACCACGGACGAACAAGCAGAGGAAGAAAACGGCTCGGCAGTAGAGGCAACCAATGAGCAAACAGATAGCGAAGAAGCCGCTAAAGATGAGCCAGCCGTTGAATCTACGGAAAAAACACAAACTGGCGATGCAATAGACGAATTCTTAGCGAAAAAGGGTATTGATCCAAGCGACCCGAACGCAATTCGGAAAATCGCAGATATGTACCGCAATTCTGAAAAGTTGGCTTATAACAAGTCGCAGCAAACGGCACAATTGCAGAGGCAACTAGCCCAGCAAAACCAACAGACGGCCGTACCTGACCAAGAGGCGCTCAATAGAGTACGCTCCCTTGAAATCCAAATGGGAACTAAAGAGTGGAAATCTACGCACAATCTTAGCGCAGATGACGAGCAAAAGATGGTGGAGTTTATCAACCAGCCTATCGTCGATAACCTAGGAAATCCGAAGATTAACCCGCTTACTGGAACTCCATATACCAAAGGTATGCTAGTCAATAACGGTGTGCTAACCCTTGATGACGTTTACCGTCTTTCCGGCTGTGGCGTAAAACAAGTCGATGACCTAAAGGCAAATCTTCGCAAGGAGATTGAAAACGAGATGGCTGCTAGACAAGCTGCTAAAAGACCGAGTAGCAACGCTACTAACTCCACGCAGTTTGGCAAAGCCGAACAAGACGACCCATTTTTAACTGGACTGTTTGGCGAATAACTCAACCGTTCAATACTTTTAGGAGATAAATAAAATGGCTATCAATCTAGCTACCAAGTATTCTGGCAAGCTCGACCAGCTCTTTACCGCTGGCTCTTACACAGATGCTTATATTAACAAAGACTACGATTTTACCGGTGCAAAGACTGTCGAGGTCTATACCGTTTCTACTGTCGACCTATCGAACTACGATCGCACTAATACTGGCGACCGCTTCGGTGGCAACAACGAAATCCAAGATGTTGTAACCGCTTACACTATCGGCAACGACAAGTGCTTTAAGCTCACGATTGACGAGGGCAACTACCAGCAGCAGGCACTCGCTAAGAAAGCTGGCGAAGTTCTCAAAGCTCAGATGGAAGAAAAGGTTATTCCAACTGTCGATGCTAACCGCTTGCTCAAGGCTGCTATCGGCGCTGCTGCCGTTTCTCAGTATTATGCACCAACTGCAAACGATGCTTACGGCGATGTTCTCAAGATGAGCGCAGCTCTTGACGAAGCTAAAGCTCCACAGAGCGGCCGTGTCCTCTGGGTTACCCCAACTTTCTACAACGCCATTAAGAAAGAAATCACTACTACCGTCAACGCTTCCGAATACAACGGCAAGCTTCTCGGTCGTGGCTTCGTTGGCGAACTCGATGGCACTCCAGTCGTGAAAGTTCCGTCCAGCTACTTCCCAAGCAATACCAGCGCTATTATGTGCCACAAACGTGCTCTATTGGGTGTCGAACAGATTAAGAGCGTTAAGATTATTGACGACTCCGAATTGGTCGATGGCAAGGTGCTTCGTGGCCGCTTCGTCTTCGATTCGTTCATCTTGAACGGTAAGAAGAACGCTGTCGCTGCTATCGGTACTGGCTCTTTGAGCTAATATCTAGCTGACATATCGCTATAAACAAATCCCCCTACGGCCGAGGGGGATTTTTATTGTGCTAAAATATAGATAATGGCGGTGCGAGTGCATTATTAAATGGACTCAAACTATAATCTTGGGGGCTTAATAGCCCGAATCAAAGAGAAACTCGATGATCAAGAGTTCCCAGACGAAACTATTACGCAATTCTTAAATGATGCCTACTTCGACATTGTAGGCGATGAAGAATACCAATTTTTAGAGCAAATCTATAAAGCCACCACTCAAGGCTCGGATATTCTGCCACTACCTCGCAACTTCCAGACCTTATTTACGCTAACCGCCAAAAACGAGCGAGGTATCTTCCCTCTAGGCTATATGCCAAAAGAGGAGTTTTTCGCACTAGATAAAGATGATGGCCTAAAGAGCTATAAATATACCATCTTCGGCAACCAGCTATTTTACAGTCTGCCTAATATCGAGAATGATAAAACTCCAACAGGAGAGGATAAGTTCTACGAATTATCGCTATTTTACCTTGCTAAGCCGCTCCCTATGGCCAACGCAACCGACAAGCCACTAATACCTTATGAGTTTGGCGAAACGCTCGTCCTAGGCGCTCTAGCACGTTGTGAAAGGCGCAGAGATAACTTCGACTATGCCGGGGTTTATGAGAACAAGCTAGACGAACTAATTACTAATATGAAACTGCGCTATTGTCCTCGTCAGTTAGCGAACGAGAATAGGGCTAAACTCCCTGTATGGGTAAGGAACTGGCGCTAATATGGCTATTAAATCTAATTTTACAGGCAAAAGAGTGCCGAATATCGGAACACGCAAAAGCGCTCCAGCTACAACCAACTTCGCAAAAGGTGTCGCAACCTACAAGCCTAACGACATGATGGGAACAGACGAAGTACGCTTAGCGCAAGATGCTCGTTTTGATAGAGTGGGCGAATATGGCACTAGAACAGGCCTAAAAGCATTGAGTGCTAATATTATCGGCTTAACGGCAAACGGAGCAACTACGGGCGCTACAGCAAGCCTAGCGACCATTTCTAGCGCATACACATACACGGCAACGGCAGATGCACGAATTTGCGGCTTCAGGCTTAACGCAAAACTCGTTGGCGATGCTACGAAAGCCCCTATTGCAAAACTATCGCTCTATATCAACGATGAGCTAGCGGATACGAGTTGTATCAACCCTAGCGACCTAGAAACTACAGACGACTCCTACGATATTCTATTCAACGCAGCGCCAGATATTACGAACGGCGATGTTGTAACAATTACAACGACAGCGCAAGCAAACTCCGCCTCTAGCACGGCGAATGATACCTATATATCCGCAAACTCGGGCGCACTAGCAGGCTCGTTGCTGACTTGCACGGCCGGCGGCATTGATTCTATCTTCGAGGCTAATATAGATGGCACTAAAACCGTCTTATTCACGCAGAATGGCATTTTATACCGCATGGCAGCAAATGGCACGATGACGGCTATACGAACGCTACCAACTGGCGCAGGCACGGTACGCTTTAGCCAGAATCTCAACCAGATTCGCTATGCAGACGGCAAAGAGAGCCCACGCTTGCTCGACCCAGATAACGGCAACTGGACTGATACTAAGATTGATACGCTAGACCTCGCTACTGGCACGGATTTAGGCATAACTCCTACTAATATCATGAACGGCCCTAGCGACAACTTGCTTTACTTCGCTTCCGAGCCTGATACAGAGGCGGTATGGACGTATCCTTATGGCTACACCTACGCAAAAAGCCCAGCATTTAGCACAACAGCTACTATTAGCGGCAACGTTGGCGACACTCTCACGATCAACAGCAGCACAATTACTCCTAGTGGCTTCGCAATAGGCGACTGGATTACAGGGCAAGGAACTGGAACGGCAGAAATCACGGCTATTAGCGGCGGCGATGTAACGGTTACTATTGTCGATACAACTCCGCAGACTATCTCAAGTTACGACAAGTTCAACGTAGATTTTTACCAGAACTTCCCAGCCCTTAAGACTGGCGACCCTCTAACGGCCATGTTTAATCTAGCCGGTGTGCTTTACTTCCAGACAAGGCGCAATAAGTACCTAATGTATATGCAAAGCGCCGACTCATGGACTCAACAGGCTTCCAACGCTCAAGGCGGCACGTTTAGCCAAGAGTCAGTCGTCTGCGACCTTAACTACGCTTACTACGCTAACGATAACGGCATTTATATCTTCGATGGCTCTAGCGAACAGTCGCTAACTCAAAACACTATCCAGAACGCTTACGATGCTATCCCAAACAAGGAAACTATCCGCCTAGACCTCTACAAGAATAGGCTATACGTATTCTTCAGCAACAATAATACCGAGCTAAACTCGTGCTTCGTTTACAATATCAATTTGCGTGTCTGGGAGTCGTTCGACTCTAATACCTATGTCGGTGCTACTTCGGCTCGTCAAAACGCTTCTGGGCGCTTCCTGTGCGGCCATAGCCGTATCGGATTGATTATGACCAACGAAGATGGCGATTATAGCAATCTCGGCCAGCCTATTGCGTTCAATCTCGAAACGGCTTATCAGCACTACGGCACGACTAGCCAGCTCAAGAGAATTACCAAGTGGCGGCCAGAGTTTGCAACGACCGAGCGAGCATATACGGTAGAGTGCGGATATTCGCAAGACTTCAGCGATCAAGTAAAATATGCGTTCAGTATCGACCTACAGCGCCAAATTGCAATCAATACTAACTACGTATGGGATAACCCTAGCGATTATGGAGTGCCAGCCATTCCGACCGTGCATACCACGACCCCTAAAGTAAACGGCGAGTTCTACCGTTGTCAGATTCGCTACCAACATATCGCAGCGTTCGAGCCGGTTATCTTCCGTTCGCACACTCTAACGATCCAAACGCAAAGAATAAGATAGGAGGGGCAAAATGCCTAATAGGTTCACTCCAATTACAAGCACACAAAGCACTAAGGCGGCATTACAACAGATTAACCAAAACTTTATGCAACTCGATGCCGAGGCCTTTACTAAGACCGTCCAAAAAGGCGGAAACAATCAAGTTATGTTCGGCAAGCTGCCTAATAACCGCTACGGCTTGCTTATCTACGATGATGGCGGCATGCCTCGTATCTTGATAGGCCAAGCGCCTAAAGACGGCCGCCCTGGTGTCTGGATTACAAAGAGCGGCTTCGATGTCATTAACGAGATAGACTAATGCAATACCCAACCCACTTTATAGCGAACTCGGATTATCCGTTCGATATGATTATCTACTACAAGTATGTAGAGTTTACGAAAGGCACTAGCCCGACCTCTTTTGCGCACAATTTAGGCTTTACGCCGCTAATATTCGGCTCGTATAGCACTACCGAGGACTTCGAGATAACTCGCTCGCTCTGCGATGACAGAGTAAAAATAGAATCAGACGAAACGAACCTGTATATAGATGCAGGCGGCAACGTTGGCACAAAATACTATATGAAGATATACGGCTTCGCTCCTATATCGTGGACTGGCGACTGCAAGCCAACGGCGCAATCCAACACGGCGCTATTATTCGATACAGACAACGAATATAGCCCACTATTGGCCGCCGGCGCTGTTCAACCTAGAAGAATGGATAACCCAGACACTCCAGGCGAACAAACAGGCTTAGCACAAACTATTGGCAAAACTGGCTATGTCGAGATAGAGGGCAGGTCGTCCGATATATCTCTTTACTACCAAGAACCACTATCGCCAATGGTAATGATGTGGAAAACTACGGCGCAAACCAATAGAACTATTTTGCAATCTAATACCATGTTTTACGAAACTGGCTACGGTCTTAGAAATGCGCCATATGCTACGTATAATGTCGCAGGCGCACAAGGCGATGGCAAAATGGCTATCGCTATCAACGTAGGGGCAACTAGAACAGGTATGCCAAACTATAACGACACGGTACATTTTAGGGTTTACGGATAATGGCAAGAGTAAAGAGATTCATCTACAATAGCGACTTTATGACTATCGCAAGAGTCGGCAGCACGACTGTTACGGCTACTATACCTGGCAAAGAGTGCAACTATAGCGGAACTATCGAAATCCCTGTAGATATTCCCGATCAAGCGTGGGCAAGGTTCAGAATCGAATATACGGGTACTTCAGGCCCAAAGCAGTATCTAGCCTGTCAGTATTTTTTCTATATCAATGCCTATAAGAACGGCAAACAGATAAGCTACCTTGCATACTTAACCTGTAAAAAGGGCAAGCTCGTAATAGAATACTACGTAAACAATTTGACAGATGCTACTAGCCCGCTTGTCAATTCGCAGACGTTCACGCTCCATATAGACTTTATGCGCCAGCCAAACACTTAACGGCTCGTGCTATAATTAAAGTAATTTTGGCGTTGCGTGAGAAAACGCAATATGGCGAATCTCGAGCAGATTTTGGCTGAAACTAGCAAAAGCTACGACAACAGCCGAAAAGCTCTAAACGACCAGATAAATGCTATATCTGGCGATCTTGATGCGCAGAAGCAGCGTATAAACGCTCAATATGCGCAACAGGGCAAGAGTTTAGACAACCAGCGTAACTGGCAAGCCCAAGCCTCTAGCATGGCGGCAAGCCGTAATGGTGGCTCTTTCGGCGGTAAATCAGAAATCGCTAATAAGAAATACTACCAGCAGGCCTTTGTGCCAGCCGTAACGCAGATGCAGACCAACCAGGCTAACGACCTATCTAGCGCAGAGTCGCAAGCCAACCAGAACAGGCTATCCCTTGAGCAGACCCTTGCAGGCCTTAACGATGAGGCTACCCGCTACGGTATGCAACGCTATGATGCCGCAGTACAGGCAGAAGAAGCTCGCAGGCAATGGGAGGCTGAAATGGCAGAAAAGCAGCGCCAGTTCAACGAACAGATGGCACAACAGAGAGCGCAGCAAGCAGCATACGCTCAATATCTTAATGCCGCTAATAATTCTGGATCAGGCGGCCTCAAGACGTGGGATTTTGGCGGTGGCTATCAAGTCATGCAAAACCCATATGGCGAAGCAGAATACTACAAGAACGGCCAGAAAGTTAGCGCAGGTCGCTTCCTCGAAGAAACAGGCGCAAACGGCGCAAACTGGAACAACTGGAACGACATTTGGAACAACGGTGTATCTACTACTGGTGTCGGCTCGGACACGGTGGCAGCGTTCAACCGCAGAACTCCTGGCAGCAGTAAATACGACTATCTATGGTAAGGAGCGAAGATGGCACTATATAAAGAAACAAGCTACGATGATTGGGCAAGGCGACAGCGCCAGAGCCTACAGAACTCTGCTCAGAATCTACAGCAGAAGCAAGCAGGCTTGCAGGCAGCACAGAATCAGAAGCAAAAGACAACGCTCGAAAGCGCCCTATCTGGCCTTATCGGTGGCTTAAAAGAGCGTGGCTCGGATATTCTCAACACGGCTAATAACATCGGGAAAACCGTTGTCGGCGCAGTTGGCGACACGGCGCAGAAGATTGGCCTAAAGAGCGCACAAAAGGACGATAGCAAGCGCCGTAACGAAATCGCTAAGAAATATGGCTTTAACAGCTACTCCGAAGCGGCAAACTCTGACAACGCTAGCCAAGAGTTTTGGAACGAGATTAAGGGCACGAACAAGCAGACCCAGCAGAAACTAGAGAGCAACAAGGCGAATCTAGGCTCTTATGGCGATGTAACTAAGGTCAATACGAACGAAGCTAAAGGCCAAGCGCTTAACACTATCGACTCTGTTTTGGGGCTACTCCCTGGCGGCCTAGGTGTCGCAGCGAATATTGCAGGCGGTGGCTTATCTGGTATCGGTGATGAGTACAAGAGAGCAGGCCGTGAGGGAAACGACTTTAACTGGGAAAACGCACGTAATAACGCAATTGTAGGCGCAGCAAGTGGGCTAGCAGGCTCGGCAGGCGGTGCAGGCATGGGCAAGTTCGCAAGCAAGGCAGGTACTAATGCTCTTGGCAAGCTAGCAGGCTCGCAGCTCGCAAAAGGTATCGCAGGCGGCGCAGCAGCAGGCGCAGTCGGTGGAGGCTTAGGCACTTATCTTAACGGCGGAAGCCTCGAAGATGCGCTACTAGCAGCCAAAGAGGGTGCTAAAGCAGGTGGTATCGGTGGCGGTGTCATGGCTGGCACTATGGGCTTAGGCGGCAAAGCGCTAGACAAGTTCCGTGGACGTACTGGCAGCGCTCCTGTAACGAATATTGAGCCAGTAGAAGCAACAACCGTACAGAAGAACCATATAGACCAACCAACAACGCAGAGAATCGAAGCAGAAGCCCCAAGCACTCGCCGTGGTATCGCAATTACCGACCTAGATGCAGGCGAACAGGCCATCAACGTACGCAACGGCGCAAACGGCGCAAACAGAGGCAAATATATCGACAGCGTAGTACGCAGAGCCGATGCAAACCTACCAGAAGCACAAAAGCCAACGCTAGAGCAACGCTTTACAAGGCAGTTCGATAGCCCTCTAGAGCAGATTATCGCTAATGGCGACATGGGCGATGGTATCGACATTATCGACACACTAAAGGCATCTGGAGTCAGAGAGCCAGAGCTTGCAGCAATCAAGAGTGGTGCAAGAAGCTATGCAAACGATACAAACCCATTCGCAGCCTATGGCATGACCAGCAGAGGTGACTTGCCACTACTAGACCGCCAAGAATACTACAACGACAATATGGGCAAAATCGGCAGAGCTGGCAATGGCGGCTTAACAACTGAAGACGTGCCACGCTATATGCGAGATAGGCTCAAAAACGATGCAGGCAAGGGCCGCTATTCAAGCGCAGACAACGAGTCAATTATGCGTGAAGTCTTTGGCGACAACATGAGCAAAGAAGATATGTATAGGCTCTATGAGGACTTGGCAGACACGACCCAGGCAAGCCCATACACTAGCGAGAACTTCGGCTATGCACTATCGCTAGATCCAGAACTAAGCGCAAGAGTACAAAGAGCAATGCTCGAACAGGCAGCGCCAACTCGCAAAATCTCAATCGAAAGCGCACTAACTCAAGCTCAGCCGGTCGATATTACGGATATGACCACCAACTACCGTAAATCTACTATCCCAGCACGTCAGTACCAGCAGGCCGTAAATAATATCCCAGAGGCAGAAACAACGGCAAATAGAGCGGTCGCAAGCGCTCCAGAAGCACAAGTTATGCCACAAGTAGAGAGCGGCAAGGCTACAGGCTGGGGCGATAAGAGCATGACCAACGCAAGCAAGAAACGCAACCTAGCGCAGAAAATTGGCGACACGCTACAGGAAACTGGCCAAGCAACCAAAGACAGCCAAGTTTATAGCAAACTGAAAGGCAATCTAGCAGAAGATATGGCCCGCAAGAATAGCGTAGAACGCTTGAGAGAGTTGGGCTTTAACTCTACGGACTACGACAAGGCGGCCAACCTATCCGAAGTCGTCAACAAATATTATGACGATGCAGTAAAGCAGACTAAACAGCCTATCGAAGCCCCACAACTACGCAATATCGCAAGAGAAGTAGCAGACGACTTGCATATTAGCTCGGCAAACCGTGCAGACCTAGAAAAGCTCGTAAATACCATGCTAGACGATGCAGTCGCTAAAGATGGCAAAATGACCGGCTTAACTATGGACAGATTCACTCCGGCAGACCTAGAAAAAGTCGCAAAGAATCTAGGCCAAAAGGCAGAGAATATCACTACAACCAACTACGGCGGCCGCAAGAAAGCCATTCGCAACTTAACTCCAGATAACGAAGAATACGCAAGGGCGCTCGGAGAAGTACGCAACCGACTACGCAACGAAATTGGCGAGATGGCAGACTATAACGGCGCAGAACTAGCCGCACGTATGAAAGATGCAGGCGCAACGCAAAAGCAAATCGACTACGTAACCAACGGCGGAACGCTCCGAAGCGCAAAAGCCGCAACCTCGCTATTTGAAGATGCTCGCAATATGGCGCAACAGATTAAGAGCGATTCCTACAAGCGTGGCGCAAACGCAACCAACTCGACCAACTTTATAACGCAGGTCGCTAATGCCTCTGGCGCAAGTAATCTAGTCAATATGGCCGCTCGCCCAATCGCAGGCGCAATCGGAACGATCGAAAAAGGCGCAGGCAAGGTTATATCTGGCATAGGCAATAAACTAGCAGGCACGGCAAGCAGAGAATCAGGCGAAAACGCAGGCAAGCTGGCAAGCAAAGCTAAGAATATCGCAAGTGGCGCAGCAGAGAGAATCGGCAACGCAACGGCAAACCTTAACAACGAAACTCTGTCGAATATCGGCCTAAATGACGGCCTAACGCTCGGAACGTACCTAACCAACCAGGCTAACCGCCAAATCGGCTACGGACAAGCACGAGATGCGCAGGAACGTATGGCTAACGCACAGGCCCTATCGCAAGCCCAGAACGACTACGATAACGCACTTGCAAGCTATCAGAACGAGGAGCAGCAGGTAAATAACGCTATCGCACAAGCACAAGCCATGCAAAGCCCACTCGGTAGAATCGAACAGGCTATGACTCTAGCCCTTAACGCTGGCGACATCAACGCTTACAGCCAACTTGCAGACCTATACCAGCAGGCGGCAAAGATTGAGGAGCTAAGAAACCCAACGGCGGCAACAGACTTAACCCCGGCGCAAAAGACAAAGCTCAACGAGCTAGACACGAGCCTTAACACACTAGACCAGCTCAAGAACGCTTACGAGCAAGCAGGCGGCGGAAAGGGGTTAGCCGGTATTCTATCGGAGGGCGCAAATAAGCTAACGGGCGGCGCATCTAACCGTAATCTGGCCATCTATAACGACCTAAAGAATAGCCTAGGCATGGCGATTGTAAAGAATGTCGTTAGTGTAGGCGGAACTGAGCAAGACGCCAAGCGTTATACCGATGCTCTGCCAAGCGCAAGCGATACTCCAGAACAAGCAGCACAAAAGTTCGCTTATCTGGAAGAAATGCTGAACAACGCAAAGCAAAGCGTATATAGCTACTAGAATCTAAAACAAACAAAAAATATCCCCAGAAATGGGGGTATTTTTAGTCATTCCCAAAATCGTATTTATCTTCGAGATTCTTAGCTTTTACATTTAACTCCGCCATTATATCCTGGGCTTTCTGCCCGTATTCTTTATGGCCTAGCTGCAAGATTCTAACGATTCTGTCAGATAGCTGTTTTTGGTATTTAGGCGGCAGAGTATCAACTATCGCAATACTAATATTCCTTAGCTCCTTATTAAAACAATAGTCTTGCGCATCTATCAGCTTTCCTAAAGAACTAAGCTGCTCCCTATGCATCTCGTGCATATAATTGTGCAGTTTTAGCCGCTTTCTATTCTCGTCTATAATCTCGCAAAGCGCCTCAAACTCTTTGCGCTTTACAAAATTAGAGCTAGAAATACTTATATCCATGTTCCTTAATCCTCGTGAAGAATAAACCCATTATAGCATTGTGCTAAAATATAAGTAATTGGCGGTGCGTAGGATATACTCCTATGTTCATCGAAGAAATCGAAGCTAAAGAGCGCACTCTTGGCGACAAGTTCGAGGAGTTCGGCAAGAAACTCGGCAAGCTCTGCGATCTAGGCTACGACATTCTAGGCGATAAGAAGATGGGCGAAAAAGAACGCTCGGATTTTATCGACATTCTTGCAAATATCAAGGGCGCTAAAGCTGCTGCTTACAAGCAGATGGAGAAATACAGCGACGTAAAAGAGGCTGACCGCAAGAAAATCGACGAGAAAGCCGATGCGTTTGTAAAAGGCCTTGGCATTGAAGATAAGGAGTAGGCATGGACGCAGATACCTATATCCAGGGCTTGCAGCCGCTCCTAATTCCGCAGAAAAATACGCAGACTATCCAGATTGAGTCGGACTATACGTTCCAGACTGGCGACAAGCTTTATATGACTATTAAGACTAAGCCAGACAACGACCAAACCGATGGTGATGCTCTAATGGCTAAGGATTGGACGGTTGGAACTGATGCAGAATACGATAACGAGGGCTATCTTGCGCTAAACCTAGCCGAAACCGATACGGATATTGACTTCGGGGATTATGTTTACGACATAAAGCTAGTCAACGCTACCGTAAAATCGACCATCGTTTACGGCCCTTGCCAGATACTACCTGTAACTACTTTGAGGGTCTAATTATGCAGAGAATATCCATTACTAACCCACAGAACGTGATTGATGGTACGGCGAAGAAATACTACTTTAGGCTTCGCAATACAGGCGGCCCAAAAGGCGACAAGGGAGATAAAGGCGATACTGGCGCTACTGGCCCACAAGGCCCACAGGGTAACGCTGCTACCGTTTCTGTCGGCTCGACTACTACGCTGCCAGTCGGCTACGATGCAACAGTTACTAATACAGGCTCGATATATAATGCCGTGCTAGATTTTGGTATTCCGCAAGGCCCACAAGGCCCACAAGGTGCTAAAGGCGACAAGGGAGATACTGGAGCTAAGGGCGATACAGGCCCTAGAGGCCCACAAGGCGAGAAAGGCACGAACGCTACGGTATATGTCGGCACTACTTCTACGCTCGCTCCTGGATCACAAGCCACCGTGTATAACTCTGGCTCTGATTCTAATGCAGTCCTAAACTTCGGTATCCCGCAAGGCGCTAAGGGCGATACGGGTAACCAAGGCCCAGCTGGCCAAAACTTCGCTCCAACTGTCGTGGCGGAACTACCAGCGACAGGCGATGAGAGCAAGTTATACCTAACTCCAAAAGCGCACACTAGCCAGACCGCAACAGGCAACCCGATAACGGCAACCGTATCGGACGGCGCAGGCTCGCTTGAGAGCTTCCAGTTAGACGGCGATATCTATCAGCAGAGTTATACGGGTAAGAACCTATTTAATTTTGTTAGCAGAGGAACAGCCCAGGGCTTAACAGCAACATACGATACAGCAACAGGAACAATCTCCGTAACCGGAACGGCCGCCTCGAACTATTCGAATATCTCAAATACTGTCGATTTAGCGCTAGAAGAAGGGCAGACTTTTACTTCCTCAATCGACAGAGAATTACCTGTTAGGGCGGTCACTAAGGTAACATATACCGATAACACAGAGTCTACTTTCACTATTGAACCAGGCCGGACGAGCGTAACTTGGTCGCCCGTGAAGCAAGCGAAACAAATTCGACTATACATATCGCTGACTGTTTCTGGTACTAGCTACAATCTAAGCTTCAAATTCCAAATCGAGGCAGGCTCAACAGCAAGCTCATTCGAGCCCTTCGTGGGAGGACAAGCAAGCCCGAATCCAGAATATCCTCAGCCGATTCAGACGGTGACGGGCGAGCAGACGGTAGAAATTGTGGGAAAGAACCTGTTTGATAAGGACGATGTTGTTAATGGGATACCAAGTGCTTCTGATGGCTCAATTGTGTCAACTACAAGCATTGGTAGAACTTCAAGGTTTATTCGAGTTAAATCAAGCACCGACTATTCGCATACGGGGCATCCAAATGGCTGGGCGACAATCGCATGGTATAAGGCAGACGAATCGTTCATTAGCAGAACCGACAATGCCACTACAACGACATCTCCGACTGAAGCGGCTTTCGCAAGGGTTTCATGCGCTTCTACCGACCTAAATACTTGTCAGTTCGAAGAAGGACAGCCAACCGATTACGCTCCATACTCCAAGCAGACACTCCCTCTCGACCTCGGCTCTATCGAACTCTGCAAGATTACTTACAGCACTTCAGAATGGCATGACTATATCTACAAAGATGGAGATGATTGGAAGGTTCACGAAGCAACCACCACAAAGATATTCAGCGGAGCGGACAGCGAGGGCTGGGTAATCAACAATTCTGGAACGGAAAACTTCTTTTATCGTTGCCCTCGTGCCGCAACTGGCACTTATGGCACACCAGATAATTCACGCTACCTTTACTGCAACTACGAATCGGGCGCACAGGTTACGTCTTCAAATACAGCAAATGGCGTATTCGTTCTTTCTGGTGGAGATGTCCGCTTGCGTTACGGCACGGAGATGAGCCTCGATAACTGGAAAGCAAAGCTCGCTGCAACCAACATGGTATTAACCTATGCTCTCGCAACCCCAACTGATGCCATCATCACCGACTCTACCCTCATCGCACAACTAGAGGCGGTACGCACGGCTTCGCTAGAGAACGGCGCAAACACCATCTCGAACACAGCCACAGGCACGAACCTCGCAGGCGATATGGAAATCAGCTACTACGGCTACAACCCTACAAACCGCTACGACAAGTTTATATGGCTCGACCTAAACAATAACTACGAGCAAATCGGGGAGTAGATATGGAAGAAATAGCGGAACTAATAAGCAAATTCGGTGGGCTAGTCATGATGGCAGTACTATTCGTCTGGGTATTTATCCAGGATCGAAACAAGAACTCTAAGCTCTTGGAAGAACTCGCTAAGACCAACGCAGACAACTCTAGGGCAATTGATGCGCTAGTAGAGTCAAATAAGAATATCGCTACAAGTCTTGAAATCATTAAGGGAACTCTCGGACGAGTCGAAGATAAAACCGACAGAATCGGAGATGAACTTATCGAAACCAAAGATACCTGTAGGCTCAAATAAAAACAGCGCTCCATTTTGGGGCGCTTTTAAGAAAGGAGCGATTATGTCGCAAAGCTCATTAGTAACTAGGCAATGGTGGGCGAACGAGTCAAACTTTACTTACGGTCGTCAGGATACTATCCACGGCATAGTTATACACCACGCTGCTAGCACAAGCCTAGACAGCGTAGGCCAGGTCTTTAGCCAGTATGGCAGAGGTGGCTCGGCGCATTATGGAGTAAAGGGAACGCAAGTACACCAGTACGTGCGAGAAGAAGATACAGCATGGCATTGTGGCGATTGGGCCGGCAACTCATGCACGGTAGGCATTGAAACAGTAAACAGTACAGGCGCACCGAACTGGCTAGTAGATGACGAAACGCTCGAAACGTTGTGCAAGTTGGTGGCAGATATTGCGAAGCGAAACGGCCTCGGCAGAATCAAGTTCGAGCCGGACGGAGTTTACCCGACACTATCGGCGCACAGAGATTGGAGCGCAACCTACTGCCCAGGCGACTACCTATATAGCAAGATGAGCTATATCGAGCAGCGAGCCAACGAAATTAACTACCAAACTAAGGTGGATTTAGAGTGGAGCAAGCTCGACAAGCCTACAGCCTATATAACCGTACGAGATACGCACCTCTACAACTTCAATAAAGCGAATATTAACGACCTAGTGGCCGTGAAAGCCTACGGCAAAGACGTTCCTATCGACATTTACGGCAAGTGCAAAAACAAGACGATTGGCAAGACATTCCTAGTTACGGAGTATAGCTACACAAAGAAGATTACTAACGGCTTCAAAGATGATGCTCTGACCGCACAGAAAGCCCCAGAACCGACCCCAGCGCCAGAACCGACTGTCGAACCGTCCGAGCCAGAAAAACCGCAAGACGAGCCTACAGTAAAGCCAGACGGCACAGGAAATCCAGACGACCCACGAGGCCTTAGCGATGAAGAATACCAAAAAATACTTGAACAGATGAAATCTATAGAAACTAACGCAAAGGAACAAAAAGCCATGATACCGATGAGTAATAAAGTTTACGACATTCTTAAAATCGTAGCGATCGTGATTCTGCCGCTAATTCAAGTGCTTTATGCCGGATTGTCTAAAATCTGGGGCTTTGGATTCGGCGCAGAGATTGACCAGACAATACAGCTAATTATCGCTGCAATTAACACTATTTTGGGCGTAGCACTCGTAAAGAGTTCGAGCGACTACCACAAGGGCGACTAGCCTACAGAGGGCTTATGCCCTCTTACCTGCTTGGCGAAAATAATATCAACAAATATCTAGTTCAATTTTGGTTATAGTTCGCTGAGCAGATAAGAGGCTATAAACCTCTCGAACATTAAGACCTTTGAAACGCTTTGAAAGGGGGAGCGGACATGAAAGTAACTATTTTTGTACGCATTATCGGGGCTATCGACAGTCGCAAGCTCTATGACGAGATTAACCACTACGGCATCAACGTTACAGACTGCGGCAACTACACACTCGTTTACGGCGATGTTTACCTTGAAACAGCGAGCAGAGTATTTTACCATTGCTCGCTCTACGGACAGACAGTAACCGAACTCACGCACAATAAGTAAGGGGGGAGTGATAAGCATATCGTTATATTTTATAATAGACAGTATGAGTATCAATTACCCAAAAACCAGAGATGGCAGAACGACAGAGCACAAAGCCACTTATAACTCGTGGCGAGCCATGAAAGAAAGATGCAATAACCCGAAATACCGCTGCTATGCAAGGTATGGCGGTAGGGGCATTGCGATCTGCGAAAGATGGCAAGGCGCTGACGGATTCGCAAACTTCTTGCAAGACATGGGCGAGCGGCCAAACGGCATGACCCTAGACAGGATTAACCTTGACGGAAATTACGAGCCGAGCAACTGTAGATGGGCAGACCAGAAAATGCAGCTCAGAAACAGCTCAAAAGTACTAAACGCTATACTGACAGCAGACGAACTCGAAAATGCAGCTTGTAGCCGAAGTGTCGTATATAAAAGGATTAAGGAGGGCTGGGAGAAAGAAAAAGCTCTTAGCACCCCATCTAAGACGACTTACGAGATTGTGCACGAGCGAGCGATGGCTAGACGGAACGAGTGTTTAGTTTGCGGCAAAAAAGTGCCACATATCGGGCGACCGTATTGCGGTACTAAATGCTATTGGATTGACCGAAAACGAAAAATCGCACTTGCGAAAGGAGATGATGAGCATGGGAAGACGGGGAAGAAAACTGCGCAAACAACAGCGCCAGAAACACTTTAACCGCCACCATTAGGCATCTTATTTTTCAAAGAAAACATTTTAGCGACGGCTACGGCTATCTCCTGCGCCAAAACTTCGTATTCGAGCTAGACGTGGATATACACAACTACCTGCATCAGCATATTATCCATGACATACCGAAACCGCCAGAATACCAGCTAAAACAGGCTTGGGAGAGCTACCAGGCAAACAAGTGGCTTATCGACCAGTACGACATTGTGCAAGCCTGCGAGTGGCTCGCAAACGCTTGCAGCGATCCAGCATGGCGAGCTTGCATGACAAGACAGCTTATTTATCTCAAGGACGTTCTCAAGGCATATTAAAGATTAGCCTCGGCAATAGCCGGGGCTTTTCTCATATAATATAGGTATGGCAAAGAAGTATCTTTTATATCTTCTGCGATGGCAGCTATCTACACCGATATTGGCCGTGTGCTTGCATTTCTTAGCCGGGCTTGGCGAGTTATGGGCGACTGTTCTAGCCAACCTTATTGGCGGCCTAATATTCTTCTGGGTAGATAGGTATATTTTTAAGAAGTAGAGTGCTATAATAGTCTAATGGACAGGGGCAAACTCCAACATACAAGCCCTGAGTTCGGTCGATTCTCTAAAATCGCCGTCATGTAGATGTCTGTGGCAAGAGTAGAATCTTGCCATTTTTGGTATAATGGAATCAGCAAGTAATATATTTGCTCATTCTATCCATACACAATATGCCGCCATGGCGACCTTTTCGGTACATTCTGGGTCGAGTGGCGGTATTTTGTAGCATTGACATTTTGGACTATTTGCGCTAATATAAAAGTATCGTATTGCTAATAGATAATCCCGAATAGGGATTTTTTATTAACCCTATTATCCGAGCTTGGGCGATTCTACGCTCTTGGATCAAACAAGCTCTACACAACCGCAAAAGCTCATTTAAAGAGCGGGAGTTTTTGCGGCCTAATTCTAAACGGAGGTAATATGGGGAGCGTTCAGAGTATCAATGAGATTCTCAATGATTCAATGAAGATTAAACGAAGTTTAATTCTCAATGATTCAATGAATAAGGGGTGGGCTGTGGAAAAGCTGTGCAAAACTAGCAAAATATCGGCCCAAGAAGCAGAGTGCAAAGCAAGATTTCTAGCCCAAAGGCTAAATGCGCCAAACTGCTACAAGTTCTATCTTAAATGCGTATATCATCTAAGCGAAGCAGAAGTGCAGCAAGCACTAGAGGTAGCTACTAGACCATACGTAAAATGCCCGGCTAAATACTTCAGCACCGCCGCAAAGAGATTATTAATCGCCAAAGGCTACTAGATACCGAGATACTCCCAAAGCAAACATAATAGGGAGTATTTTTTATGAGAATATCCGAAGCGTTTAACCTCTACTTAGAGGACTATATACGCTTTAAAAATCAATCAATTAGGATCGAAGAAGCGCACCAATTTTGCGAGCGTACGCTTATCTACGAGATAGGGGATAAGAATATAGACGAGCTAACCTTGCGAGATATTACACGCTGGCGCAACGAATTAGCTAAGACTCGCCATATCAATACCGTTCGCAACTATATAACCCGCCTGCGCTCCGTCCTTAACTACTGCTCAATACGAGGGATAGAGTGCCTAGACGTTCGACTCGTGCCAATACCAAAGCGAGCGGCGACCGTTCCGACCTTTATATCGAGCGACCAAGTAAACGCCATGATTAGCCACGCATACAACGCTAGAAACGCTTTTATTGTCAGTCTGATATATTCTAGCGGAATCCGCCTAAGCGAGCTTATAGCGCTAAATAGAGGGCAAATACAGCATCGTAGGTTTACTGTTATAGGCAAAGGCTCGAAGCCACGGCTCTGCTTTATAGACGAGCGAACAGAACGGCTAATGGATCAATACTTATCGACCCGAACCGACAACGAGGCTGCGCTAGTCGTATCGTACGAGAGCAAGCACCGAATGACGGCTACCAACATACAACTGCTAATAAGAAACTCGGCAATCCGTGCCGGCATTAAAGACCACGTAACCCCACACACGCTGCGCCACTCGTTCGCAACGAACTTCCTGCAGAATAATGGCAATATGAGGTATCTAGCAGACCTACTAGGCCATTCTAGCCTTGAAACTACTCAAATGTACGCCCATGTAGTCAACAACGATCTACAAAGTGCTTATGATAAATACCATACTATCTAAAATGTTGTAATTTTGTAAAAAATAAGCACAATACCATTGACTTAGCCCTATGCTTATGCTAATATGAAAGTATCGAAAGCGAATATTAAGAATCAGCAACAAAAATACGAAGCTGGAGCTTCGCTATAATCTCAACATTTCCATGGAAGCGCTCTACCAAATGAGCTAGTGCCCCATAAAGGAATAAAGACATTATAGCACAACCCCCTGCTTCGGTGGGGGATTTTTGGTATCAATCGGGGTTATCTATCAGCAATACGATAATCGCCCCGTAGATACGAAGCAAGCGACTACGGCTCGAACAGCTTGGGAGCTTTAACAATTTAAGATAGCGAACCAAACAACAACGGTTGATCTAAGCGCATCGCATTTAGTCATTTCAAATAGTGGCGATAGCAGCAAGGATTCGACCAAAGCACTAGCTATCAGACTGGCTACGCTCATTTTTTACCTTTGCAACCAACCGAGTCGTATTTTCATCTCGGATAACCGTAGATATGGCGGTAAAAACCATGTAGTACAGGCAATATGCAACTGGCATAGATATTTCCCAATAGTAACTGGAGATTTTCTTAATTTTCGTGAGAGCGCAGCCAATCCGATAGCTAGTGTAAACAACAATAATTTTCGCTACCAATAACCCGACATCGAATAAACGCTAATATCCTTTTCTTTCTAGAACAAAAAAACGGAAAACATAACTCCACCCACACTTTCTCGTAATTTTATCTAGTAGAATCAGACCGCTGTTACTCACACACTACTTCAGCGGATTTATCTTGTGCGGTGTCGGGCTACTGGTAGCGAAGAAAGGCAGGTAACTAATGAGAAAGAAACTCGCCATCGCAGCCGCTATTCTACTAGCACTCGTTGGCGCAATGGCCGTAGGCGACTACAGAGCCAAGAACCTTAGAGAGTATGCCGAACGCAACGATTGCGAATGGACATACTACTACGACAAACCAATATGCAAATAAAGGACACTACATGACAAATAAGGAACAAATCGAACTAACCGAAGCTATCGAAGAACTCGAACGCACAGAAGATATGACGGACGAGCAACTCGAACAGGAGGCTATCGAAACTTACGGCTCAAGAGCCGAAGAACTCGACTACATTATGGATCGCTTAACCGAACTATCGAAGCGAGATTTTTACCGCTTCCAGGTCGCACTACGCTACAAGCGCAAGTCGCTGGCAATCCGCAACAAGATGACGGCAGGAGCATAAGATGATGCCGGAACTGCTGGCTATTAAAGACTTATGCGATGACTTTATAGCCGAAACAGAGGAATGGATAGGAAAGGTAAAGGAAGATGAGCAAGATAAAGAATCTGATATGGAATCAGATTGAAGATGGCAAAGAAGATAAGGAGCTAACATTCAATGAGCGAAACGAAGAATCAAATAGTAAAGAACGCTAGTAACGGGTACAACTACAAATACTCGAATCTAGCAGACCTTGCGAGAGCAAACGTACATATCCCGCAAATGAAAACAGAACGAGTTGACGGCTACGAGTATGTTTTTGCAAAAGTCGGCAACGAATGGATACAAGGCGCAAGGGTCGTAGAGATTAAAAGCAACGGCATGAACCCGGCGCAAGCATACGGCGCTGCGCTAACTTATGCCAGGCGCTACACGGTGCAGCTAGTCGAAGCAATCGCTTGCGATGATGACGATGCGCTCGAAGCACACAGCGAGGACGACCGCAAGAACTTCGCAAAGATTAAAACCAACTACGGCATCGACTTTGAGCAAGTACAAGAAACGCTCGATGCGATAGACGATATGGAAAGTCTTAGCAGCTACTACCAAGAACTAAGAGCAAAAAAGCCGTCAGAAAAGCAGATGGCCGCAATTAATAGAATGGTAAGCAAAGCGAAGGAGCGACTAAATGGATAAAGAGAAGAAAACCGAGCAAAAGGGCGAGCAAATCGCCCTAGAAACTCGCCAACAGCAACCAATCCCAGAGGGCTGGCAAAAGAAATGGCTCAACCGCCAAAGCCGTATCGAGGATAGGTGGCGACACTACGAGCCAGGGGAGTAATTATGACAGAACGAGAAATCGAAGAACTAAGAGAGCATGACGAGCTAGAGGATATACAGAGGTCGGCGCTAGTAGCCGTACTCGTATCATTCTTAGCCGTAATTGCAGGAACGTTCCTTATCGTGATGATTCTAAGCGGTCTAAAGGAGGCTATATGCCAGATGTAGAGTGCCAGAGCGGCAAACAATGCTTCGCAAGCGCTGGAGCAGCGCAAAGGGTCGCACGATCCATGAACAACTTTAGGCGCAGAAGCAATCGAAGACAGAGCGGACACGCACCGGCAAGAGTTTACGAATGTGAACTATGCGGACAATACCACTTAACAGGAGCTAAGGATATGAAGCGTATCAAAGTAAAGTACGTGCCAACAGAGGAACGTATCGAAGTACGCAATCTTAACAACAACTAATAACTAAATGGAGGTCTTACCTCCTGAAACGCTCCGCTCGTGGTCGGGCAGAGCAGACAGGAGGCAAGCGCCTAGAGCTCCCCAGTCATTATGCCTCTAGGCGAATCCTCCGAGAAAGGATTATCTACATGGGTAGCATAGCAGAAAAGAAATACAACGCAGCCAAAGCGCTACAAGTGATGGGCTACTCAACCGAAAAGGCTAGTAAAGCACTCGGGGTTAGCGCAATGACTATCAGCAGATACTACAAGGCAAGCTCATTCGAGGCATACAAAGCCACAAACAAACAGTACAGAGAGAAATTAGAGGCTCGCAAAGCGAAGCAGCAAGAGCTTGATCTAAAAGAACAACCAAAGAGCAACGAAATTGTAATGTCGAGGCTCGAACTACTCGGCACACCGCACGAGATTAGCCTACTAGCGCAAATAGCACGAAAAATGGGCGTAATGGGCAAATACACGGCGAATAGCAAATAGTAACGGCGAGGGGCTTAACCGCTCCTCCCCAGGGCTTAGGCAAAAACGCAAGTCAAATGGAATCTACGAGCGGAGTCCTGGGGGGGGGGTTATTAAAACTCCCGATGATGTCTTAAATCTAGCGCTAGAGAATCTTGATGCCGACTGCGAGCGGTATTAAGGCGCTCTAGCGCAGCACTAAGACCACGGCCGGGCAACCTGTCGAGTCGCTACACGCTAGGCTCGTGCAATAACGAGCCACTTAAGGAGGTAATATATGGAACAAATAGCAGAAATGGTAAAAGAATGGCAGAAAACGAAGTCTATTAGGCTTGCATACGAAATCTGCCAGAAACTCGCAAAGGAGCAAGCATAATGTCAGGCACTAAGGTCGGAGGGGCAAAAGCGGCGGAAACAAATAAAAAGCGTTACGGCTCGGACTGGTACGCAAGAATCGGCAAAATTGGCGGCCAAAACGGCAATACTGGCGGATTCGCAGCAAATCCAGAGCTTGCAAAAATAGCCGGCTCGAAAGGTGGCAAGATTAGCCGCCGTGGGCCGTCTAAAAAGTGGAACAAGTACGAAGAAGCGGAAAAGAAGTAATGTATATCGAATTAAACGGCGATGCTTGGAAAAAGTTTGTAGAGTTCTTCAGAAAAGAAAAGGGCTATACGGACTGGTCGGAGGACGAGATAGACGATACTCGAACCGATGACGATATAGCCGAGTTTATCGTATGGCTAGTCGAACAACTAGAAAGAGAATAGATGGAATACGAAAAGATTAAGGCCAGATGGGTAGAGCAGAAGTGGCGCAAGTACGTTGGCGAAGATAACGAATGGCTAGACTCTGGCCATATCTACCTAGGCAACTACCTAATATTCGAGCAAGCAACGCTCGTATTCATTCCGGCCAAACAGAAAGTGTTTCAAACGCTAACTAAGAATTGGGAGGACTTAGAACAATGTTGTATATCGCATCGCAAATCTTAGGCTGGATCGCAACGGTATTCCGAGCAGGTGGTATGCTAGCCAAAAAGCAGATGACAATTAAGCTGCTAGTATCGGTCGGCAATCTAGGTTGGATGCTATCGGGGGTCTTAACCGGCAATATACCGCTAATTGTGTCTAATGCGCTCTGCCTAGTCGTAATGGTAATTGAGCTAATAAGGGGCAGGAAATGCCAAAAACAAAAGAAATAACCCCAAAGCAGCAGAAGTTTGTAGCGGAGTACGTAAAGAACGGCGGCAATGCTACGGCAGCCGCCAAAGTGGCCTATCCAGAGCAAAGCGATAAGAGCGCAGCGCAACAGGGGTGGCAGAACCTACAAAAACTAGAATTAGCGAAAGCGATTAGGCAAGAGTTTGCAAAGCAAGGGGTAACGCTCGATAAGGCTATCCGTCCTATCGTAAAAGGCCTCGAAGCTAAAGACAAAGACGGCAACGATGACCTACAAAAGCAGATGATGGCGCACGATCGTTGGCTCAAGGCTTCAATGCTAGACCGAGAAGATGGCCTGCAACTCAATATCGAGAACGCTAAGGGCATAGAGATAACATTTAAGAACTTCAGGAAAGAAGATGACTAGCGAAGCAGATTTACAAGTGCAAGTAGCAGACTACCTACGCTTGCAGTATCCAAAAGTTATGTTCCATAGCGACTTCGGCTCGGGTATCAAGCTAACGATGGGGCAAGCTATCAAGCAGAAGCGACAGAACGGCGGCCGCAGAGCATGGCCGGATATGTTTATTGCAGAGCCAAAAGAAGTGGCTCGAACAGAGTTTGAAGATAAAGAAAAAAATATCGGTTTCAGTTTTGGGCATTGTAGATACGGCCTCTTTATTGAGCTCAAAAAGGCCGGCACTCGTATTTATAAGAAAGACGGAACGCTGGTAGCAGACGAGCATATCAGAGAGCAGTTCGATGTATTAGAGCAGCTTCGCAAGCGTGGCTATGTAGCCGAGTTTGCTTGCGGATTCGATGAAGCAAAGAAAATCATAGACGAATATTTAAGGGGATAAGGTGGAAGACAGCGGAGGTATTAAGCAAATCGAAAAGGAACTCCGACAAGTTCCGTTCGATGAGTGCGAAGGTAGATATTATGCAAGTTATGACGGTGATATTTACCTTGAAAGCCGTGCGAGAACGCATGGGAAGAACGAAAAAGTGTTATATGATGGCAAGGTTTTAACAAAGCTAGAGATGACACCAACAAAGCTTGGCTATAAAAATCTCAGAATCGGGAAGCTAAGCACGAAGAAGCGCAAACAGTTCGGAGTTCATACGCTAGTAGCAGGAGCATGGCTAGGAGAGCCGAAAGATGGACAAGAGGTTGATCATATCGACCACGAGCCATCAAATAACAATGTAGATAACTTGCGCTGGGTTTCGCACAAAGAAAACATGGCTAATGCTAGGCGGCCTCAAAGAAAAGTAAAATGCTGGGATACACAGGAGATATTTGACTCACTAACAGAGGTATTTATCAAGTACAAGAAGCCGGAGCAAAAAAGCCGTCAGGGGCTATACGACCACTTAGCAGGCAAAACGGAAACCTGGCATGGATTCAAGTTTTACTACTTAGACCAAGAGGAAAAGTTAGGATTATGAAGATTTTAATACAAATGACCTACGAGTGCGCTATTGGTGGCATAGAAACGGCTATGTATCAGTTCGCACGAAGATTCGGCAAGGATTACGAGTTAGAGTTTGTAATCAACGCCAAAGCAGACGGAGCAGATGCGCAACTAGATCGCTTGCGCCCTTATGGCAAAGTTACTTTCGACCCAGGCAGGGAGCAGTTATACGGCGCAGATATTGCGCTCGTATTTACTCCTATTATGCAGAGTGTGCCGTGGGATAATATCGTAGCAAGTAAGATATATCAAGTAATCCATAGCGACCTATCAGGGCTTAAAGAGCTACCACAATGGGCAGACTTTACCTGGACTCCACCAAGCAAGCTAGACGGCATTATTAGCGTATCGGAAACGGCACAAAAGGGGCTTAAAAAGGCTCTCGGCCTAGATTCTATCGTTATTGAGAATGTTTTTGACTCGCCAAGTAATAACAGGCGAGTTTTTTGCTTTATGAGCAGAAGCACGGAGGAAAAGGGCTTTGACAAGGCTCTGGAGCTTATGGACAAGTTCGAGCAAGCAGGCAAAGACTATCTGTTTATTATTGCTAGCCAGATTGACCCATACGGGCCTTATTGGGAGCGTATAAGCCGTAACCCTCGCTATGTATATGCCAACGCTAATATCTACACCGATTCGCTAATAAGAGGCTGCGACTATCTCGTATCTCTTAGCTCGTGCGAAAGCTGGGGCTATTCGATAAGAGAAGCACTAGCTAACGGAGTGGCCGTGATTGGCTCTAAGGGAGTGCCAGAGATTGAACGAGTAGTAAAGGACGGAAGAAACGGCTATCTGATTGACCGAAACTTAACAGATGTCGATAGCGAGAAGATAGACGAGATTTTTGACAAAGTGCCTAAAGAGTCAGATATTCAAAAAATTATAAGAGAAAAGAGAAACGAAAAGCTACCGAAAGCCGACAAGGAGTGGGAGCGACTATTCAAGGGAGAGTTATAGATGGACGAAGAGACAGCGGCAAAGATTCGCAAAGAGATGGCTCACGACAGGATAAAAGCCTACTATTATGCAGGCAAAGTCATAGTGTCGCAAGAAGAAATTAAAAAGGCCATTAAAAGCGCAAAAGAACAGATGCGCAATATGACGGCGGACGACTTTATACCAGCATCAGAGTATTGGCAGTTTGTAGAGGAGCAGGCATGAAGATTAAAAACTGGTTTATTTTAGCAGGAGGAAGCGCAACTCGATGGCAAGGCTATCAAGGCGAAAAGAACAAATGCTTTGTAAAGATTGACGGAGAGCGCCTTATTGACCGCACAGAGCGCCTATTGAAAGAGAACGGCATAACTAATATCGAGATAGTTTTAGAGGGCTACAACAGCAAACGAGAGGCCTTTGAGGGTATCGCAAGAAAGAGCAAGGGAGCTTTTGGTATATTGCTAGGCGATTGCTACTATACCGAGGCGATTATTAAAGATGCCGTGAACAGAGATGTAAAGAGCTGGAAGCACTACTATTGCCCACACGGCAACCCCTGGACTGGTTGCCCATGGGAGGAGGGCTATATCCATCTAGTGCCGCAGCGCAAATGGTGGCTAGATAAGATGGCAGAGTTTAACAAGAAGTGCGACTCTGGCGAGATTGAGTTTAAGAAAGACTATCAGATAGACCGTTACTTGAGGGGCTTAGGCCAAGACGATTACAGGCCAAACGAACTAGACGAACACGATATATACTGGTGCGATGAAACGGACGATCTAGACTATCCGAACGATTACGATATGTTTATGGCAAGGCACGAAGCCAACAAGCGTGGCGAGCGCCAAGACAAGCTCTCAATCATTATTCCGAACTGGAATAATGGTAAAACTATCGGCAGACTGCTCGAAAACCTAATGTCGCAAAAGGTAAACATAGACAGAGCCGTAGAAATTATCGTAGTAGATGACGGTAGCACGGACAACTCAAGAGAAGTTATAGAGAAGTTCGGCCTAGTGCGCCATATATACCAACCGAATAGGGGAGTATCGAACGCTCGCAATGTTGGGCTAATGGCAAGCACGGGCAAATATATAACCTTTATTGATTCAGATGACAATGTAGAATCCGGCTATATTCGCACGGTCTTTAGCGAGATGGATAGGGGCTACGATTATTGCGTTTTTCCGTGGATTGACGACAAGAGCGGCGATACAAAGTTTCTATTCTTTGATCTAGTAGGCAACGCTGCTGTATGGGCTTACGCTTTTAACTGGAACGCTATTGGCGACAACCGTTTTAGAGAAGATTGGAATGTGGCCGAAGATTTAGACTGGCTCAAGCGGGTAGTAGTTCCAGGCAAGAACAGAGGACTATCTGACAAGCCTATCTATCATTACGACTGGAACGCTAACCCTGACTCACTCTGGAAGCGTTTTAACAGAGGCGATATTAAAAAGGAGCGCTAGCATGACGGTTACGGAACTAAAAGAAGTTTTAGAAAAGCCAGAGAAATGGCTTCAAGTTAAAGGCTACGAAAACCGCTACGAGATAAGCGACCAAGGCAGAGTGCGCCGCTTATCTGACGGCGGAATTATGCGCCCAGCCGTGAATAGCAACGGATACTTGCATATCGTGCTATCGAAAGACGGAAAGACTAAAGATTTTAGAGTGCATCGGCTAGTAGCGCAGCATTTTATTAAAAATGATGGCGGCAAGCGAGATGTAAACCATAAAAACGGCATCAAGACTGACAATAGAGCCTGTAACCTTGAGTGGCTAACCCACTCCGAGAACGAGCGGCACAAGATATATGAGCTTAAAACGCCTGGCAAGCTATTTGGAACTCCGAGGCCAGTAGTATGCCTCAATACTGGCAAGGTATATAAGAGCATATCAGAAGCGAAGCGATCGTTAGGACTTCCAAAAAGCTCCCATGTGCAAGAAGTGTGCGCAGGAAAGCTAAAACAATCGAACGGTTATAGATGGAGTTATTACGATGGCTAAAGTATTACAACTCACAATCCCAGAGCAGTTTAAGGAACTAGCGCAACCGAGCAAGCCATGGCGGCATATTGGCTTTTATGGTGGCCGTTCAAGCGGTAAATCTACAACGGTGGCACTACTTCTGCTCGTAAAAGCTATGGAAAAGCCGCTCCGTATTTTGTGCTGTCGTGAGATTCAGAACTCTATTGCAGATTCGGTGCATAAACTTATGGCCGACCTTATTAGCGAGAACAAGTTTGGCGG